AGCTGTGGCGTGTTTCAAGTCCTTGCGCATGGCCTGGGCCACCACATAGAGTTTCAGGGCCTTGTCGTATATCGCGGGTGTGGGCAAGTTGTCGGCGGTCGTCACGTCATCCGGGCGCTGGGTGTAGAACACCCGAAGCGTATTCCCGGCGTCGTCTGCATCCGAAACCGGCCAAGCCAGAACCTTGCCGCCGTATTCCGCGAAGAACACGGGTTCGCCCACGTCCTGCACGCGCCCAATGCCGTCATTGGGGTTGAACGGGTCTTTTCGCTCCAAAGCCTTGTACGAGGTCGAATTGGTCCACAAAACGCCGTCTATGCCTATGTAGTCGCTCGTAACCGTGTATTCGATCTGGTCCTGCACGGTGGCTAGGTCTTCAAAGCTCTGCATGGCGCGGGAGTTGGCCGCGATGTCCACAAGCCCGTCGTTGATCCACTCCAAAAGCTCGTCGTTGGACCAGAATGTCTCGGTGGTGTCGTTGAGGTAGCTGCGCACGTCGCTGATAAAATCCTCGGCGCTCGTTGTGGAATTTTGTTGCGAGGAGGCGAAGGCGCTTAACGGCAGAAGCAGAATCAGGGCCAATATCAAAGCGAGGCGCTTCATGTTGTCACCTCGAAATCGTTTTCAAATTCATCCTGAATATAGGATGGTTCGGCAGATGGCTCCATGTGCGTTTCGATCTTATCCACGCCGTCGAGCCAACGGCGGTAATACCGTTCATATAGGTTGTTTTTGAGTTGGAAATCTGCGGAGTCTGGGGCCGGAATGTCGATCAGGCTCCACACCGCGTAATCCACGGCGTGCGTATGGAACTCTTCCGGAATGTCCGAGAGTTCGGAAGGCTTGAAGTTGTATTCAACGACCAGATCGTTGGTGAACACCTTGTCGTCCACGACGATGTTTCGCCCGCGCGGATACCAGCCATAACTGTCATCGAGTTCCGCATCGGCAAGATTCTTTTTCCTGATGCGTTCGGCGTTGGTCGGCGGTGAATAGGCGCTCCCGCCGGACGTGTACGCGGCGTTGCCCGTGGAGCCGTCCAGGGAATAGGTATCGTCGGTCAAGACCGTGATCTTCCATGTGTCGTTGGCGGCGGTGTTGCCGCCCACGCCATGCACGACCACGATGTCGCCGGTGCTTCTGCCGTGGGAAGCCTCGGTTATGACAATGGGGCTGGCGTTGGTCGCGCCCGTGATCGTCCCGGCATTACCGCCCAAATCCCATACGTTGAGAACCTTGCGGCAATCCGAGGGCCAGGGGAAAATAAACGTGTCAGACGAGAGCGAAGCCTGTTTCTGAAAATACGAAGAGGCCACCTCTTCGATTTTGAGGCCGAGTTCGACCACGGCGTCATTAATCGTGGACTCGATTTCGTCGTCAGAAACGCGGGTAGGCGAGAACTCGCGAAGCCCCCGCCTGACACGCTGTATTGCTTGAGTGAGGTTCATGGGCCTCTACCGCTTTAGCTGTCCGCATGGTATTCGCTGATGACCAGGGCGAACTCGACCACGCCAGCGGTGGAACCGCCGCCAGGGGTGATCTTGATCGGTTTGGTGGGGCCAACCTCGACCTTGCCTTCAGTGGTGGTGTTCGGGGTCAGGCTGCCCGCGCCGGTCCCGGCTGCGGCTACGGCTACGGAACACGTGCCGATGGTGCTGGAACCCTGGGCGAAGGTCACGGTGTCTGCGGCCACGGTGACGTCTGTGGTCACGACATAGGACGCCTTGACCAGCCGACCGGTCACGGGAATCGGGACATAAACGTCGGTGGTGCCGGAAACGGTCACGGCTTCGGATTTGATGACGTACATTGCCATATCCTCCTAGCTCACGCTCTGCAGTTGACCGTGAGCGCGGCGCTGGTTGGTGTAGAAGCCGCCAGCGAAGATGATCTGCGAGGTCTTGAGCGGCTGGTTGGTGGGTTCTTTCCAGACCGGACCGGCAAAGAACTTGTCGCGGTGGGCGCGGAACTTGACGAAAGCCATGTTGAAGGCGTTCACGTAGCCGGACGTGCATTTGTCGTCGTCCACGACCACGCCGCGCGAACCGAACTTGATGTTGTCGAAACCGGCCTTGACCATGTCCTCGTCGGCAAACCGCTGCTGCGCCTGCAAGGAGTTCTCGAAGGCGTCCTTGAGGGCCGTGGTGGTCACGTACAGGTCAGGCTTGCCGTCGGCGTTGTTGTTGACCGAACAACCCCGGCGCAGGCTCTGCATGGTCTCGAAGCTCATGGTTAGCGCCGAGGAGTCGACGTAGGCCAACCAGATGGAATTGCCGTCATCGTCGGTCAGGTCATCGGGCTGAATGCCGCCATAGGCGGTGGTCCCGGTCTGGTTCATCAGGTCCGGGATGCCGTACCAAGGCTTGGTTTCGCCGCCGTACTCGGTCTGCGCGTCAGAATAGGACATCCACAGGGCGTCGCCCATGTAGTCGCGCAGGGAGTTTTGCGCGTTGTTGAGCTTGGTCAGAAGGGCGTCAACCTCTGCGTCGCCGCCGCTGATTTGCACCTCGTCGTCGATGTCGTAGGTCAGGTTGGTGTAGAAGTACGACCAGTCGAAGCGGGCCGCGTTGATGACTTCCTTTTTCGCCGTATTGAAGAGCGAGGAAGCGCCGAAAGCGCCGCCGCGCGCACGGGCGTGCTCAAGGGGGGCGCGGAACTTTTCACCCGAGCCCACTTTTTCGACCTTGCCCAAGAGCTTGAACATCAGTACGTTGCCCTTGGACCAGTTGTCCTGGACGTTCGGCAACCAAATATCGTCGGTGATTGCCTGGATTTCAGAAAGGGTCAAAGACATTGTCTTTTATCCTCCGGGATATTATCCGGCGGACTGGCTCCTGATTCTGTTCAAGAGGTCCCGGCCCTGCTGCAACTGCTGGGTGTATGACAACCCGCCAGATGGCTTCTGCTGGTTCCGGAATGTGCCTTGACCAGCGGAGCCGGTGCCAAGCACCCTGCCCGCCTGTGTTTTTCCTTTCTCGATCTGCGCCCCGGCTTTGCGCCCCTGTTCGCGGGCGGCCTGCTCGGCCTGCGCTTTCTCGCTTTCCTTTGCCTTGAGTTGTTCGCCGAGCTCCTGGGTCTTCCACATGAAGTAGGCTTGCTCGGCGCTTGCCCCTTGCTGCATGAAGGGGTTCAGGTTGCCGTTGTTGTAGGCGTCCACGTAGTCGGGGTTCTTCTGGATGAACTGCTCGGCGTATTTTTCGCGCTGAGCCTCGGTCTTGATGGTGTTGATCTCGCTTTGAACCTGGGGCAGGATTTCGCCGACGACCTGATCCTTGTAGGCGGCAAGCACATGATCGAGGGTCACGTTTTGATCGTTGTCCTCGTAGCGCCTGACGATTTCGGCAAATCCGGGCTGCTGCCCGCCCTGCGTCTGGTTCATGGATTGAAACGCCGCCAACTGGCCTTCCATTTCGGCCAACCGCTGTTGCAATTCGCCTATTCTGGTTCCGTGCTGGCCTTTGAGCGATTCGAGATTGCGGACCTGCTCCTGCGTCTGCCCGTAGGCGTTCACCAATTCTTCAATGGACTCGAAGCCGCCATAGTCGGGGGTCTGCTCGACCTGTTCTTCCAGATTGCCTTCAACACCGGCCTGTTCCAGACCTTCGCCTTGTCCAGCGTCAAAATTCTCAGGGACGTTGCCCACGTCGTTCGACATGCCGCCAACGTCTTGTCCAAGATTCGCGCCAGGGGTTCCGGTTGTGGATTCCATAAAAAAACTCCTGCTTGCCCTGCCCGTGCAGGTGCTCCCGTGGGCCTGTCCGCAAGGGCGTGGGGTTTGATGTTGTTGCCTTAAAAACCTATGTTTATTGACCTTACCTCTCTGAGCTTGCGCCCGGCCCTGCGCCTGAACCGTTCGCGCTCGGCGGCGGGGTCCGGGCGGCTGAAACAATCGCCCATGCTGGACGGGAATGCGGGATGATGATCGCGCGGCACAATGCTCTTGGCGCGGCAATAGGCCGCGAGTTCGCCGGGGGTCTCGATGCTCCTCATAGCTTTGCTGTCGCCGTCGTCCAGAACCTTTGCGGCGTCGCGCACCCACGGCGCGAAATCCGTGCGCCTGAACCCTCCAAACGCCGGGATATAATGCCCGTGGCCGCTACAGGCCGGACACTTCGCGCCCCTTGGTTCAGGCAGGATCGCATCGAACCTGAAACCGCACTTTTCGCACTCGAAGTCGTACAAGGGCATGTTGTTCTCCAAACGCAAAAAGGCCCGACAAAACTGCGAATTTTTCGCAATCTCGTCGGGCCTCGAAGTAACCTGCTACAGCGCAGGGCTTGTCAGTGACCGATTATGTCAAGATGCTATTGCAGGGTTCTGGACTCCTCCACGTCCACCTTCCCGATTCCGCCCTGAGAGGCATGAATGGTCAGGGAGAGCGAACCCGTAGGTTTCCTTTCCAGCCACTCCCGTATAGCACGGTTTATTTTTTCTTGCAAGTCTTTTCTTTTTTCGATATTCTGATTCATTTTTACCCCTGCATCTGCTGATACGAGGCTTCCATCATCTCGCCTGAACCAGCCGGGGGGCCTGTCGGCTGTGAGCCTTCGGCTTCGGCCTCTCCCTGCTGCGTGCCGGTGTCCGGGGTCTGGTCCTGCATCAGGAACGTTTGAATCTGTTGCGCCATCTCGATGGGCAATCCGGCCTTGATCAGCACGTCCAGGGCGCTCGTAAGCCCGCGCTCCTCGGCCAGGCGCTCCATGATGCGCGGCGGGTTCGGGATTTCAAGCATTTCAAGCAGCGATTCCATATCCATGGCGCCGAGCTTGAACAGCTCCACGTACTGCTGCCTGCGGCCCATCTTGGTGATGGGCGCGGACGAACCGGATTCCACCTCGAAATCAAACCCGCCCATGAGGTGGACGCCGAGCAGGGTCAGGGTTTCGCCGTCCACGTTGACGGGCTTCTCCTCGTTGCCGAAATTCTGCTGCATGGAGATGTACCAGCGCCCGCGCTCCCTGATGAGCTTGTCCACGTTTCTGATTTGCGGTTGCGCGAGGGTCGCCGCCTTGTCCTGGAGCGCGATGATCGCTGAGGCCGCTGAAACGCCCTGCGGCCTGATGCCCTGCTGCACTTCCGGGCGCATGGTCACGTTGTCTTGAAGCTGGAACAAATATTCAAGCAAGTTGTCGATGCCGGAAGGCAGATTGGGCGGGTCAAGATACCGGATGAACTGCGAGGTCTGCACGCTCGGTTCAATGACCAGTCCAAGCCGGTTGTTGATTTCAGACTTCTTGACGCCACACCCCTTTGGCAGAATCAGCGTCGGGAACATGCACCGTTCGTAGTAGGCCGTCATCTTGGTCAGGAGATTTTCGGCCTTGGTCTGCAACGCCTCCATCTGCTCGATGATGGAGAACCCCCACCATTGGGCCGTGTCCTCGTAGCTCGGAATGGCGATGAGCGGGAACCTGCCCCATGCGTGGGTTTTCCGCGCCAGTTCCGTGGCCTTCTCCCTAGCCTCCTCTTCGGGCATCGGCACGTTGATCTGCTGCAACAATGGCTGTCCCGTGGCGGGGTCAACAACCGGGTTGCCCATCTGATCCGTGACCGGAACCGTCGTGGGCATTCCGGTCGTAACCAGAAACTCAACCCGCTCTTCCAGCAAATCCCAATTGATATTCGGGTTTTTTGCATCGTCCAGAACGATGTCGCCGTTGTTGCAGACGGTGATGACGCGGATGCCGTCCGGGTAGCGCGGGGTCTGCCGCGTGCCCACGACGCCCTGCTGCGTCACGGGCTGCCCAAAGTCGTCAACCGCCGGGGAGCCATCGGAAAACGCGGCCTGAACCTCGCCCATGATCTGCTCAACGTCCACGGCGTTGTCTCGGCACCAGACTTCGACCACAAGCGCCTCGTCGCGCTGGTTGCGCCAGTCGCCGCGTTGCGTTTCCGCAAAGTTGCTCGGCAGATTCGGCTGTTGCCCGCCCTTGACCTTGCTTCCGCCGTACACGCTTTCGCGCTCCTTGCCCAAAAGCACTTCTTCGGCGTCGGCGCGTATCTGCTTGTCTCCGGGCACGTCGTACAACTGCTTGATTTTCCAAACCGGAATGAAATAAGCGAAGCACAGGTACGGCAAATCCTTGGTGTTGCACATGGTGTAGCCGGGCGCGGGAAACACGCCGAACGGGTCCGTAATATCAATGCACGCCTCGTTCTTGTCGGCGTCGAAGCGCGGCTTTTCCGTGGTCGTGCCGTATAGGCTTGAGTTCAGGACTGACGCGAACAGGCTGTGTTGCCCCTCTGTCTCGTTCCACCAATTGTCGATTTCGCCATTGAGGGCTGTCACCTGCGACTGCGGCGCGTCGTCTGAATTGACCTCTGAGCGCGGCGTCTTCTCGGTCATGGCCGCGACATGCCCGTGAATGGTCTTGAAGTACGTGTTCATCACCGTGGGGCTGTATTTCTTGCCCTGCCGCTGCCCGCGCCATTTGCGATGGTGCTCAAGCCAGCGGTCATGCATCCCCAGGCGGTCGACCTTTTCACGCTTGGCCTCGTCGAACAGGCCCCACGCGAACTTGCCGACGTACTCGTGGCCTTCCGGGGGCAGATTGCCCATGTTCCACTTGTCCCGCGCCTGATCCAGCCCGGTGGTGGTTTCGTTCAGCATCGGTTATTCCCTCTTGCCTTTGCTCGATTTCTTGGGCCGCCCGGGTTTTCTTTTCGCTGGCGCGGCGGGTTCCTTGCGCCGTGGCTTCGCCCCCGCCGTCGTTTTCGGCATCGGTGTCCATACGGAGCCGCCGATAAACGGGCTGCGCTTGCCCACGACGCCCTTTTTCGGGAGTTCCCGGCTGTCAACCAGCGGAGGGCGGAGTATCCCCTTGTGCGGGCCGTCCTCATGCACGATGGACACCGAGGGGTCGATGGTGAATTGCCAGCGACGGACCAACCCGTGCGCGGTCAAAAGCGTCCCGGTCTTCTGGTCGATGAAAAAGCGGTCGCACCGTGGACAGGAAAGGTGTTCGCCAAGGTGCTTGTGCCTCGTGTTCTCGAAAAACAGCCGGGTGCGCCTGTCGTTAGCCGCCGTGAACATGGTGCAGTCGTAAGGACCGCCGACTTTGAACTTGTCCGTTGTTTCGAGGATATGCCCCTTGCAGTGCGGGCAGAAGATTTTGATACCTTGCATCGCTTACACTCCCTTGTTGCCCCGGAGCAGGCTCATGACGCCGCCCTGCTCCATGAACCGTTTAGCCGCCGGAGACTGTTCAGGCTCGGAAATATCCGGTTCGCCGTCGCCAAAATCAATGTATGTGCCGACGCCGCCCGTGCCGTCATCCTTGTCGCGGACGCGCAGGGCCGGGGCGTCGAGCTGCACGGTCTTGGTGCGGAACACGAAATACGCGCCGAGCGCCACCGCCGCGAGCATGGAGGCCACGACCACGACGATAACGGCCAGAAAACCACCGATGATATTCCAGAAGCTAATATCCATAGTCTTCATCCATTTCCGCCAGTTCCGGCGGCAGGTAAGAGTTGACGCCCGAAATATCGGGCGGAATGTCCGGGTCTTCGTCCGTGCGGCCCTCGATGAAGTTCACAAGGCGCTCCGTTGGGGAGGTGATGACTATTTTTTCCTGCAAGCCAATGGGCCGCCCCATGGCGAGGTGACACGCCTCGTCATACACATGATCCTCGCCGTCCGTGTCCACGTCCTCCACGTCGTGACTGTCCATGACGAGGTTCGGAATGGTCCTGATGAAATGCTCGCAGTTGGAGCAGACAAGCATCATCGGTTTGCCGCCGGGGTCGCTGCTGTCCGGCCTCAGACGCTCCCTGAACTGCTTGATTTTCGCCTTGCGGCTCGAATCGTCTCCGGGAACAAGGTATATCCCATGCTCGGAAAACACTTCCGCCGTGCTTGGCCCCTGCCCGCCGCCGGGCTGCGAATAGCTCGGGCGCTTGGCAAAGCAGTCGCTCCCGGTCCAGCGCAAATACACCTTGTCGTCTATCCCCCATTTCCGTTCCCGGTCCTTGATGCCCTGCGCAACCTCTGAATCAGACAGCCTCATGCCTTGGTTGGCCGCTCCGCTCCACCCGTACCACTCCTTGAACCGGATCGCCCTGCCGTCATGGTCGATGAACCACCAGCCGATGGAGAACGGCTTGCCGTAGCCCCAATCGTAGGTCATGTAGATGCGCGCGTTGTCAGGCGGCATTATGGGCGGGATGACATGTTTTTGCCTTGAAAACTCGGGGAACGCCTGGCCGATGAAGATGTCCCAATCCCCATCCTTGAACGCCTTGCGCAGGTTCTCGGGCAATGTTTCGAGCATCGACCAGTACGCCTCGTCCAGATACGGGTTGTCCGTGGCCTTGGACGGGATGTAGGCGAACGTGCTCCTGTAGTCCTTGGGGCGAATCCATTCCGGCGGGAAATCCTTGTCCATCCAAAGCTGCTTGACCCACCCGTGGCCGATGCTTCCGGGGTTCGTCCCGCCCCAGAACTGGCATTCGATGTCCGGCAGGCCGGGCCAGCGCAGGCGTGTCCGAAGAAAAGTGAACACGTCGTATTCGTTCTTGGTCAGTTCGTCCACGCCGATGAACGCCCATTCCGACGAGGCGTACTTGCTCGGGTCGTCCAGGTTCCTGAAACACAACGCGCCGCCGCCCCATTTCTCGTGGAGCATGAAACACGAGCCGTAGTCCTTGTGTGATGCGTAGAGGTTGCCGAGCCATGACGGAAACTCGCGTGAAATCTTCTGTAACTGCCTGTCTTTCAGGCTCGGGTAGTCTTCGCAGGCGAGCATCCCGGCTGCGTGCTCGATGCCGTATTTTTGATGCAAAAGCATGAGTCTGCGCACGCCGAGCCAGCGGAGCAGGTACGACTTGCCTCCGCCGAGCGCACCGCCGTACAGTATGAACTTCTTGCGCCCGGAGTCGCTTGCCGCAACAGCGTCCAACTGGCGCGGTGAAAACCGCGCCATGTCGCGGTCGAAATCAAAGCTCCCGCTGTCTTGAACCGCTTTCGCCGCCTCACCCATTGTCTGCCGATTCCTTTTCCAGGTCCTGCCTTTCGGCAGGCCGCATCATGGTAATGACTATCGAATCCGGCGCACCGTCCAGGGTATGCTCGTGCTTCTCCGCCGGATAGAAATTCCAGAGCTTTTGCGCGTCCTCGCGGGCTTTTTGCCGCACGCCCCAGGCGATAACGTCTTCACGGGTGACGACTTCGCCCTGGTGGGCAAAAAACTTGGTTTCGTCGGCGAAGAGTTCACTTTTCAACTGCCTCGCCAGAAGATCAGGGTCCACGCCGTGCTCAAGCATCGCCTCCTGCATGGGGTTCAGCGCCCCATGCTTTTCAAGCACGGCCCGTTGCGCCGCTGTCAGTTTCTTGCCCTTCGCCGCCATGTCGCACCCGCCTACTTCAAAACGTCCTGCCTGATGTCGATCTTGGTTGCGTTCTCGCCATCAAGGCCTGTGGCGTTGTCGCCAGGAAAGCCGCAGCTGATCCATTGCGTGGACCCAAAGCCCTCATGGGTGGTGGTTGTGTCAGAGGTCCATGATTCCAATGTGCCGTCGTTAGTCGGGTCCAAATAATACGTGCCCCCCCACGCCCCCACGGGCACCAGGGCCAGGGCCAGGAGCAGAAGCAGGAGCAGAAGCAGGGCGGCGGTCAAGCGGGTCATCGGCGTTCCTCCAATCGCACAACGCGGGTGTCGATTTCGTCCACTTTCTTGTCCAATCTATTGTGCTGCTCCCATGTCGCGTAGGTCTTGGAGTTCTCAAGCTCGCAAGCCGAAAGACGTTCGGTCAGCATTTCCAGCTTGCTTGCAACGGCGTCCATCCGGTCACCCACGGAATTGAGCCATTTCTTGATGACGTAGAGCGCGATGCAGTTCAGGATTACCACGGCCCCGGCAGCGACCAGGGCGTAAATCAATGATTGGTGTGCGGCCGTTTCCATCACATTACCCGTACCCAATCGCTTGAGGTTGATACATGGTCGTGCATACAGTCGGGGCTTACCAGGCCCGGGTCGCCCCACGCTTCATAGCCGATGCCCCGCGCGTAGGCATACGCCCACAGCCAGGAGCAGATCGGATAGCCGTCCATACACGCCAGCCGCCGGAACAGGTACACGTCGCGCCCGACCACCTTGGAAATCCCCGCATCGCCTGCGTGCGCCCCGATCTTGAGCACACCATACTTGCGCCCGTAGTAGGCCCGTGCCGCAGCGCACACCCGGTAGCGGTCCTCTGGCCTCGCGCGGTCCATGCGCCACGCCTGATAATCGCCCCGGTATTCAGAGAGAGGCGTGATCGTGACGGTCCAGAGCGCCTCAAGCACCCACCAGACTTCACCGGGATATTGATCGAGCTTCCACGCCAGTTCCCCGGCCAAACCGTGCCTGCCAGCCAACACCAGATCCGACATGAGCATATGCGCATGGCGGCGCGGTATCAGCCCGGCCACGTGGTTGGCGTAGGTCGGGGCCTCACCTGTCCGGCGCGTGAACCAGCGAATGGCGCGACCGATAAAGCTCTCATTGTGCGTGAACAGCAGGTCGGCGGGCTTGGGGCAGTAGGTATTCATCCCTCGACCTCCCCATTCCCGCACAGCGGGCACACCCATGCAGTGCGTTTTTCCATTGGCACCCCGCCGCAACACGGGCGTTCGCAAACAGGCGCGGGAGCCTCCGTAGCATCGACAACTTCCCCGCCCTGCCGTCCCAAAATCAAAAACGCGGCGGCGGCGTAAGCCATGATATCAAGAACTTCCTTTTGCGCCGCTTCAATGCCGTATTTCGCTTTTATTTTAGGAACTTCAAGGGCCTTTTTGTAACACTGGAATAGAGATGCATCCTCGGTGAACGTATGCCGCACAATAGGTTGTTCGTGGAACGGCAATTCATTGGCATGGCGTTCGCGGCCCTTATCACCCTGGCAACGGTCAAGGGCCTTTTGCATTACAGCCGCAAGAACTTCGTAGCCGGGCTCAATGTTCATGCAGCCTTCCTCCTCTCGCGCAGCCACATCAGATAATCAGCAGCCATCTCCGGCTCCCAAAACGCCGTGACCAGCCCCACCTCGGTGGTCGATTCCGGGTCGATCACGGTCACGCAGCACGGCGAGATATTCTGGTCGGGGAAGTTGTTTGCGGCGGCGTAATCGTCGATGATCTTGTATCCGGCCACGCGGATTGCGTGGGATATGACGCCGGTGGCCGGGTCCTTGAGGATGTTGTAGCCGCTGACGTGCTTGTGCCCGCAGGTCAAGATATGGTCGCGCCAGCCCATCTGCGCGGCCTTGGCCGGGCCGTGAGCCGGGTTCCATTGCGATGTGCCCTTGAAATCATGGCGGGCGTTGACGCGGACCTTGCGGCCATTGGGGAAAATCAGTTCGAGGCGGGTTCCGTGGTTGTCAATCCGAAGCTCGTTCTGCGATGCAATCCATTCCAGCGGATCGCGCTGGCCGCTCCAACAGTCGTGGTTGCCCGCGATCATGTACAGCCAGTCCGCACGGCGCACCAGCCATTCCACCAATTGCCACGCCTCTTGCGCGGACGTTGACTGCTTGGCATACAGCGCCGCCAGCCTGCCGATCCAGTTGTTTTGCAGATCACCCACCGTGGCGGCGAAAAGCCCCGGCGTCTGGCGGCAGAGGTCGGTATCACGCTCAAGCGCGTAGATGTCCGTGCCGTCGTCATCGACGTGCGGGTCGCCCATATGCATGATACCGATGGGCCCGTCGATGCAGATTTTCACTGGCACGAGCTTTTTGGATTCATAGACGTTCTTGCGGCGGGAGAAACGCGTCTTGCGCTCGGCTATCAACTCCTCGACAGGCCGCAACTCGCTGAGCGGCTCGGGAACCTGAAACTCCTCGCCCTTGCCCCAATCCAGCCCGGCTTCCTTGGCCTTGTCCAGGCGATGACGCACGGCCCTGCGCGACAGCCCCATCTTTTCGGCGGTGGCCGAGATGTTGCCGCCGCATTCGTCACGGGCCACCAGCGCGTCAATCATCTGCTCACGGGTCAGCGGCGGTGTCGGCAT